TGGGCTGGCAAAAATATTATCCTGACTTGTTAGAACATGAATTCATGAGAGACCTACGTGACATCACTTTTGAAACCAACGGCACTCAGCCCTTGACTGAAACATTTTTCCAATACTTAAAGACCTGGAATCAACGCAGATATACCTTGGGAGCCGGAGGTGAAATCACTTTTAGTGTCAGTGCCAAATTGCCCAACAGCGGAGAATCCTGGGCAGATGCCATCAAACCAGATGTGGTATGCCAATATCAAAGTATTGGACACACTTATTTGAAATTTGTGGTGGCCACTGATGATGACATTCAAGCAGCATTACAAGCCATGAGATTCGGGTTTTGATGGTGATGTGTATCTGATGCCTGTGGGCGGTGTGGAATCTGTGTACCATCTCAATGCCAGACGTGTGGCTGAGGCCAGTCTACAACATGGTCTCAGATACAGTGCCAGACTGCAATGTGATTTATTTGGAAATGCCTGGGGGACCTAATGGCTTTTTTTGACCGCCTCAGACATGCTCTTGGTAGCAAAAGCACCAATATAGAATCAACCACGTCCACCACCACGTCCACCACCACAACTCCTCCACCTGCGCCTGCCAAAACTCGTTCAAAACGTAAAAATACCACGCCTTTGGAAAAAACTCCCAAAGACATGGCCACAGATCGTGGAGAACCATATGTGTGCGTGACACAAGTGCATCTAGATCCTTTAGATCTGGCATCTGGTAATTTTGAGCTGGACTGGAATGACAAATTCATAGCACAGTTGGTGCGGGCCGGGTTTCAACAACAGGCCAACGAAAGTGAACATGTCATAGTGGATCGTTGGTTCCAGACAGTGTGTCGCAATGTGTTGTCAGAAAACTACGAACAACAACAAGCAGACCCTGATCTCAGGAGGAGCCAAAATCGTAGAGATTTAGGCCAAGGTCGCAGCGAATTCAGTTGACCGCGCTGGCAATATCAGTTAATATACTCACATGACCACTTATTTGCTGATTGATCTTGCCAACACTTATTTCAGAGCCAGGCACTCTGCACATCGTGGCACCACCACAGAAGAGCGAGTGGCATTTGCCATACATGTGACTTTGTCGAGCGTGAATAGGTGCTGGCGCGACCGCCAAGCTCAACACGCGGTGTTTTTGAATGAAGGTCGCAGTTGGCGCAAAGACTTTTATCCTCCTTATAAACGTAATCGCACCGAGCAGAGAGCTGCCATGAGCAGCAAAGATGCAGCCGAAGATCAAGCCTTTTGGACAGGCCTAGATCAGCTCAAGTTGTTTTTAACAGAACACACCAATTGCACAGTGTTAAGGCATCCTGAATTAGAAGCAGATGATCTCATAGCAGGATTCATAGATTTACATCCCAATGATGATCACATCATCATCTCCACAGACTCAGACTTTCATCAACTGCTGTCAGAAAACACACAGCAATACAATGGCATCACAGACGAACTTCACACCATACATGGAATCAAAGATCGCAAAAATCGTCTGGTCGTGGACAAAAAAACACAACAACCCAAAAAGCCGCCGGAACCAGCATGGTTGCTATTTGAAAAGTGCATGCGCGGCGACAGCAGTGACAATGTGTTCAGTGCTTGTCCTGGTGTGAGACTCAAGGGCACAAAAAACCGTGTGGGGCTTTTGGAAGCCTATGCCGACAGGCACAAAAAAGGTTATGCTTGGAATAATCTCATGTTGAGCCGTTGGCTGGACGCAGACGGCCAAGAACATCGTGTGTTAGACGACTATCAAAGAAATCAACAGCTGATAGATCTCAGAGCTCAGCCGCCAATCATCAAACAAAAGATCACACACACTGTGACACAAGGTTGTGTGCCAAAAAATTCACCGCAGATAGGCAGCCATTTTCTACGATTCTGTGGGCGATTTGATTTGCAAAAACTCAGCGAGCAGAGTCAAAATTATGCAGAAATCTTCACTGCTGCCTACACTGCCTGACGTGCCGGCAGAGGCATGGCCTGTGATAAAGAACAAGTTTTGGATCGTGAAACATCAAGGCGAGAAAATTGCCACTGTGCAGGCCACAGATCATGGTCTAGTTTTGGTCAAAGATCAAACCAGAATTCGCTACAAAGATGCAAAATCTCTGGCACAGTCTGTGCCCATACGATTTAAAAAGATCCAAAACCCAACCACGGTATTTCCTTGTGTGATAGATGGTTATCCCACTACTCACAGGCCATGGAACGTGTTATACAATTTACAACTTAGATTGTGGCAGTACACACAGTCCAAACGCAGCCGCAGTTATCGCTGTGCTGGATGGTTTTCAGTGGTGATTCATGGTGTGATTCACTGGGAATTATGTCCCAAACTCATAACTCTGCAGAGAAATTGCTTTAAGGGTCCTTTTAGATCTAATCCTCATTTCACAGAATCTCAAAACTGATCACAGGTGTTGCTCATGTCCTGATAAATACTTGTGAATTTCAACAAGGATGTGACATGAGCAGACCCAAACCCACTGTGATTTTAGAAAATTTAAACAAGCTGACCTACAAATGTGATCAAATCTTAGCCAGTCAGGGCATTTGGGCTGTGTATTACAACAATCAACCCGTGAATTTAAAAACACAAAACATATTGGTCAGTTACCCCGGTCCCAAATATCGCAAAGTCAGTTTCAGCAATCCGGGCCATGCCATAAGTCTGGCTAAAAAATTAAACGTACAGTTCAAAACAGATAAATTTTCTGTGGTGCTACTTGATCAAGGTTCAGTGGTGTATTCTTGTAAGTGACCAAGTTTGATCAGCAAAAGTTTACCAAATGGTTGATAGACCATAGTTCTTTGTATGTGAACAGCGATTTTTATTCAATAATTTCTGATTCGGTACCACATTTCAGAAAAGTCTGGTTTTTTAATCCCTTTAATGTGGCTAGTGCTCGTCTCACAAAAACTGGCTTGGAATTCTGCACTAAAACCAACGAAATTCAGTCCTACAGGCACAAAATTACTGAAAAAATCAACCTCAAACAACTGTTATTTTTAGAGAAGTATTTTACCAGTCCCTACTACATACATGATCTCCATGATATCACAGTTTTAGATCAAATCACCAGTGTGACCATGATCATGTATGACAATAATTTGAAGCAAATGTTGGTTGACTTATCACTGCATGATAAATAAAATTTGTGCGGTGCACAAATTTTAATGGAGTGACATCATGACAAATCAAATATTTGATTGGCTGGAACGGTTGGCAGAACTGTTTCCTGATAAAGGATACCAAGTGAGATTGGAAAATTTTTTAAAAAATAAAAGCATCACAGACACTGCTCAATTGGAAGTGTATCTCAATGAATTTCACAGACTAGGAACTAGTCGAGGGCATGGTTAACCATGAAATTTTTGACTAGAATATTGCGTGGCATGATCAGATATCTTGAAGCACATGGCCAAACTCGTGCCAGAGCTCATTTAAAAATTTATGGGCGCAGACATGGACTATGAATTATTGGGCTGGGGTATAATTTTCACAGCATTGAGTCTGGTTTGGTTGGATCAAAAAATCAGTGATCGGCCAAGATTGGGACCTGAATGGGATTTCTTACAGGGATGGCGAACCAAAGATAAATAAACAGGTGCCACACACATGCACAACACAAACACACACACAAAGGAAAAAAATGTCAAATAAAAATTTTGAATTGCCCAGGTACAATTTACCTGAATTTAAAACTCAGAAAAATGGTTACGAAATCAGAACAGAAATTTTGGCCATGGCCAAAGATCTTGTGGCCAATGAATACACTTGGAAATACAACGGCTGGGAAATCAGTGCAGAACGCGACGACAAAGGTGCTATCACCAGCACGGTGAGAATGCCAGAATTTCCAGGACTGGAACACATTCTGGCCACTGCGCAACGCATGTATGATTTTGTCAGTGCTGCCGGACCCAAGCCAATCAAGTGACACTGTGGCATAAATGCCACACTAGACCCAAAGGTTGACCAGAACAAGTCCTGGTGCTATACTATGCTTGACACTTGTACCAGGACTTGACATGTTCACAGACACAGACCAGGAGTCAACCATGACCACATATGTGGTGTACATGATAAATTTCGATATTTATCGCGGCACTTTTTTGACCTTGACCGAAGCACAAGATCATGCTCGCACCTTGGGTTTTGAGTGTGGTATTTACCGCAACGAACCCGGTTTGCCCAGTGTGTTGGTGTCAATGATCAAAACTCACTGAACATGGACCAAAATTATTTTCGTGGCATGATGATCATCATGCTGTTCGCTCTGTTGATCATGCCGTTCGTGTCAGTGTGGGCCCTGAACACGTTGTTTGGTCATTTGGGCTTGGACATACCATACACTGTGGAAACTTGGTTGGCCAGTCTGCTATTACATTCGGGTTTATGGTACAAAAACCACCGACCCTGATTGATGTTTTGACTGCGCATGAAATTT